ATGATAATGTTAAATTATTTATTTTAGACCCTCTTTCCGTCATAATTAAATTGGCAATTATTAGTAACAAACCATATGGAACAAAAATAATGATACAAAACAATATTATATTTTTCCAAGAACCAGGAGTATTTCAAGCATTTTGTCGTTATGTCCTAAATACAAACAAATCCGATTTACAATATATGTATAACCCAATTCACGCGGCGTGTCAGCATTTTTTAAAAAAAGAGTTCATTGAATCAACACCGAGAATCAAAACATTGTTCAAATGTGCTCAAACAGGGATTGAGAAGCTAAAAGAAACATATAAAGACTATTCAATGATTTGTTTATGCCTAAACTATTATCACACAATCATTAATAATTTTGTAGAACAAATTTACAATGAGAATATTTTTTGTAAGGACAATATGACAATCTTATATGGCAATGAAGTGGTTGACAAATTGAATAATCAATGGTCAAAAGAAAAAATAAAGATTATATTGGATTTAATCAGTTTTTTAACAAATGATAAAATGGCAATAAATAACGTGAAATCACTTGAAAATATTATGAATAATATTGACATAGAAACACGCGAATTAATTAGTAATATGTAGGTTTTATTTATTAAATCAATAAATAATTCAATAATTCAATAAAATAATTTAAATCCATAAGTATTTAAAGATTTAAATTAAAAACAATGTATAATGTCCACTTTTACTGATAAATCCAAAAATCAAACGCAATGTGTAACCGACGGGAATGTTTTAACAATTAAAACCGTCCAAATTGCGCCGTTTAGAACATTGATGACCGCTCTAAAGGATATTTTGTTAGAAACCAATATTACTTTTGAACCCGATGGTATCCGCATTATTAATATGGATAAATCGCATACTATTTTGGCCCATCTTTATTTAGCAGCGCAAAATTTCGAGTTCTACGAGTGTAAAAAGGAGAAAATCATTATTGGCGTTAATATGTTTCACTTGTTCAAATTGATTAATTCCATTGATAATGATGATACTTTAACCATTTACATTGAAAATGCCGATTATGTCGATGGTATTGTTTCGCATTTGGCACTCAAATTTGAAAACGGTGAAATTAAGCAATGTAAGACACAGAAATTACGTCTAATTGAGCCCGACCAAGAAGAGCTCGAGTATCCTGATGTTAAATTCTCTTCAATTATCACTTTGCCTTCGGCGGATTTCCAAAAAATTATTCGCGATTTGTCTTGTATTTCTGATAAGTTGGAAATCAAATCGGTTGGAAATGAGCTGATATTTAAATGCTCGGGACAGTTTGCTTCTGCTGAAATTCATCGTGCTGAATCTGACGGAAGTATGGGCTTCGTTTTGAAGCAAGATTCTTCTAAAATTATTCAGGGTGAGTTCTCTCTAAAGAACCTTGGTTACTTCATTAAATGTACCAATCTTTGTTCGCAAATTGAAGTCTACTTGGAAAATGATTTGCCGCTTGTTGTGAAGTATAATGTCGCAAGTCTTGGGGAGATAAAACTCTGCCTCGCAAATTTACCCTCATAAAATGTTACCATTTATCGTAACAAAATATTAATATAAATATAATATGTATTTTTATCGTCTTATATATATAATAAAATAATAAAATAAAATTATCTTATTATTTTAGAATAAATGTCATTAAACTATAGTCAATATTTAGGAGCAAAAAGATGTTGTGATTTAAAAACACAAGCTTCTCAAGGAGCTCAAGGACCTCAAGGTTTTCAAGGACCAGCGGGAGGGGCAACCGGATCAGCGGGAGGAGCCACAGGTGCCCAAGGAGCAACAGGAGCACAAGGATTACAAGGAATAACAGGATTACAAGGAGTAACAGGAGCCGTAGGTATAACAGGAGCTCAAGGATTACAAGGAATACAAGGAGCAACAGGTTTACAAGGTATAACAGGATTACAAGGTATAACAGGTGCCGCAGGTATAACAGGAGCACAAGGAGCAACAGGATTCCAAGGTGCTACAGGAGCTCAAGGATTACAAGGTGTAACAGGAGCTCAAGGATTACAAGGTGTAACAGGAGCTCAAGGATTACAAGGTATAACAGGAGCTCAAGGAGCAACAGGAGCTCAAGGATTACAAGGTATAACAGGAGCTCAAGGTGTAACAGGAGCACAAGGAGCAACAGGTCTTATAGGAGCACAAGGTCCCGCAGGTATAACAGGTTCACCATCCCCTTTAGTAACCCAATTTAATATAAGTGTAACAGATCCAACTTCTTTCAAACAATCATTTAACTATAGTAAAACCGCAACAACAACTATTAATCAAAGTGGTGTAAATGCTGAATTAGATAATTGGACTACTATAGAACAAGTTTATACATTTGGACAAAGTATTCCAAATCAGTGGGTTGCTGTGAATAACGGCACATTAAACACAATTGCTTATTCAGGTGATGGTATCACTTGGACCGGTCTTGGAACAAGTATTTTTACAACCAAAGGTTGCGATGTTGCTTGGAATGGTTCATTATGGGTTGCTGTTGGTTCTGGAATAAATTCAATTGCTTATTCATCTAATGGTATTAATTGGACGCCTGTTATAGGGTCAGTCAATATATTAAATAGTGGTCAAGGTGTTGCTTGGAATGGAAAATTATGGGTTGCTGTTGGTACTTTTAGTGCTACAGGTGGATGTATAGCTTACTCATCTGACGGAATTAACTGGTTACCTGTTATTGGAAGTTCTAGTATATTTCAAGGTGGCTCAGGTGTTGCTTGGAATGGAGAATTATGGGTTGCTGTTGGTGGTGGTCCTAGTGGTAGTACTGTTAACACATTAGCTTACTCATCCGATGGAACTAATTGGACAGCAGGTGGACTTCAGATTGGTAATAGCAATGGATATGGTGTAGCTTGGAATGGCAGGTTATGGGTTGCTGTGGGATTCGACACAGCTGGTGTAAGTATTTGGTATTCTACTGATGGTATTACTTGGAATGGGGTTACTGGTTCGGCATCTCTGTTTAAATTTGGATACAATGTAGCTTGGAATGGAACTTTATGGTGCGCGATAGGAGTTCCTTTTGGAGGAACGTGTGCGATTGCTTACTCATATGATGGTGAAAATTGGCAAGCATCAGTTAATAGTTTAAATTTATTTCCACTATATGGTAACGCAATTTCTTGGAATGGTTCATATTGGATTGCTATAGGAGATGGAACACCTGCTAATCCTTTTAAAATTGCTATATCATATGATGGAATTCATTGGACAGGTATAACAACATCAGTATTTAATTCAGTTAGCGCTATTACAAGTCCATCTGGTGTAGCATTTAATAATAAACGTCCAAATACTATTGTTTTTCCACCAACACGTACAATTGCCGTTGGAAGAGGAACAAATACAATAGCTTACTCATCTAATGGTATTACTTGGACAGGGTTAGGAGTAATTAGTCCAACTACTCCTTTTACAACAGCAGGATATGGTGTGGCTTGGAATGGGAAATTATGGGTTGCGGTTGGTGAAGGAACAAATACAATAGCTTACTCATCTGATGGTATTACTTGGACAGCTGTTAGCCCAACTCCTTTTACAACAGCTGGTAGAGGAGTTGCGTATGGACAAGATGGTTTAGGTGCTGGGTTATGGGTTGCGGTTGGTGATGGAACAGATACAATAGCTTACTCATCTGATGGTATTAATTGGACACCTGTTATTTCAAGTACAAGTATTTTTAATACATCTGGATACGGCGTAGCGTATGGTCAAAATGGTTCGGGTGCAGGTTTATGGGTTGCGGTAGGTGATGGAGGAAATTCAATAGCTTACTCATCTGATGGTAGTAATTGGACAGGAATTGGACCAAGTATTTTTTCAACTGCTGGTCTTGGAGTAGCTTGGAATGGGATATTATGGGTTGCTGTTGGAAGAGGAGCAACAGATACAATTGCTAACTCACCTGATGGTATTAATTGGACGGGACTTGGAAATGCTATTTTTACAGTACAGGGTAACGGAGTAGCTTGGAATGGGACACTATGGGTTGCGGTTGGTGAAAGCGCAGCAGATACAATAGCTTACTCAACTGATGGTATTACTTGGATACCTGTTGTTTTAAGTCTAAGTATTTTTTCAGCAGCCGGACTTGGAGTGACTTGGAATGGAATAAGATGGGTTGCTGTTGGAAGAGGAACAAATACAATAGCTTATTCATCAGATGGTATTACTTGGACCGGTATTGGTGTAGCTATTTTTTCAGCAGCCGGTTTTGGAGTGGCTTGGAACGATGCTGAAGGTTATGTTAATATGACAACTCCAATTATACTAAATAAATATGGAAGTGGATTAAGTAATAAAATTGATGTAGTTAGCGATTCATATTATAATCAAGGATTTACTAATTTTTCACTATCTATAGAATCATAATTTTTGAAATTAAAATATACATATAATAGTTTTTTGTTTTTATAATTTTGTAAAATACTTTTTTATACTTAAATAAAAAAGTATTATATATATATATTAATGTCAAGTAATTATACCCAATATTTAGGAGCAAAAAGATGCTGTGATTTAAAAGTACAAGGGCCTCAGGGTCCACAAGGAGCTCAAGGAGCCGCTGCTGTAGGACCAATGGGCTTTCAAGGATCAACAGGTGCTACTGGGCCACAAGGAGCAACAGGACGAGGATGCGCAGGACCTACAGGAGCAGCTGGTGTAACAGGAACACCAGGTGTAACAGGAGCACAAGGCGCAACAGGTCCACAAGGCGCTGAAGGTATCTCTGGTGGAGCTGGGTTAATATTATATTATAATTATAGTGTAACAGGTGGTGTATCGCCATATGCATTACAAAGGACTACCCTTTATACTGGAGCTCCCGCAGTACCCTTCACAAATACTACCGTGAATTGGAGATTAAATCCTACTGTCACGAGTCCTTTTACAATTTCTGGAGGATCATATCAAAGTGTTATATTTGCTGGATCGAGTGCTGTCGGTGGCGGAATTATACAAATTACAAGTGTTACACAGGAGTTAAGCGGTACATCAATTGCGACAATTAGTAATCCTGTTACTGTACCAAATTCAGCAGGACCTACACCATATTTATTACTTGGCAATATCGAGACTACAGGAGGTCCTTGGAATTTTAATACAACAAATAATACATATATTGATTTAGTACTTACTATAACCGGAACAGTGGATATTACTTTCCAAACATTAGGAGCATATAGTAATATAAATTTATTAACACCAGTTTTGGTTCAAGGAGTCACGGGAGCCCAAGGATCCACAGGAGCCCAAGGTGCAACAGGTGCTCAAGGTTCCACAGGAGCACAAGGTGTACAAGGTGATACAGGAGCTCAAGGAGTCCAAGGATCTACAGGAGCTCAAGGATTTCAAGGTTCCACAGGAGCTCAAGGATTTCAAGGTTCCACAGGAGCACAAGGGGTTCAAGGTTCCACAGGAGCTCAAGGATTTCAAGGTTCCACAGGAGCTCAAGGATTTCAAGGTTCCACAGGAGCACAAGGAGTTCAAGGTTCCACAGGAGCTCAAGGATTTCAAGGTTCCACAGGAGCACAAGGATTTCAAGGTTCCACAGGAGCACAAGGAGTTCAAGGTTCCACAGGAGCACAAGGAGCCCAAGGTTCCACAGGAGCACAAGGGGTTCAAGGTTCCACAGGAGCTCAAGGATTTCAAGGTTCCACAGGAGCTCAAGGATTTCAAGGTTCCACAGGAGCACAAGGGGTTCAAGGTTCCACAGGAGCTCAAGGGGTTCAAGGTTCCACAGGAGCTCAAGGGGTTCAAGGATCCACAGGAGTCCAAGGATCAACAGGAGCACAAGGAGTTCAAGGATCAACAGGAGCTCAAGGGGTTCAAGGATCAACAGGAGCACAAGGGGTTCAAGGAGATACAGGAGCACAAGGAGCTACAGGAGGAAGTCCATGGATACCGATGAATGGAATCGGAACAACCGGCGGAGGATACACTGGAATCGGTATTACAGGACAAGACGTGCTTATATATGGTAATTTATTAGTAACCGGCGGAATAGACCCAACTTATTTAGCGTTAACGCCAGGTCCCACAGGACCCCAAGGGTTTATTAATCCATTATGGGTAGATAATAGTGGTAATTTACGGTCAGAGAAAATTTATATAAGTCAATCTACTACTGGAGGTGCTACAGACCCTATTTTAAAAATGGAAAATACTAACGGTAACGCAAACTCGAGTCAGGTTGAGTTATATAAGAACTCAGCAAGTCCGTTAATAGCTGACGAAATAGGAGCGTTATCCTTTAACGCCAATAATTCAACTCTAACAAAGATAGAATACGCTCGTATACAAGCAGACCAAAGAGATATTACTGCTGGGAGTGAGAATGGTAGTATAAGTGTATTGGTATGTGAAAACTCATCTACCCCCACCGAATATCTGCGGGTAAATGGTTCGGGGGGAACTATTGACTTGTATAAGGGTTTGAATATGGGTAACGTTGCTCTAACTGATAGTGTCTCTTCAACAGGAACGAGCGGACAATATCTCACTGCTGGAACAGGGGCTTCTACCCTATGGACAACACTACCTGCAAGCGTATTATCTATAACTGCAGGGTCAAATATCGGCATTACTGGAACTGCTACTATTCCTATCGTATCTGTGTTAAATCCGCTCACAAGCACCCTCAACATCGGCACTCAAAGCATTACTGGTTCAACAAGTAATATCACCCTCTCAAGTGGAACAAACCAAGCAAATATGAACGGAGATCTCGGTTTTACTTCTGTAGTTCAATCAACCCCTACAACGAAGGCAAATCTATTCAATACGAGTATTAGTGTGGAAACCAGCACTAATAAGGTTATAATACAACCGACGTCTATCCTCAAATCAGTAGGAGCGACAGCACTTTCAGTTGGGTCGGTGGGGTCTGCTCCATTAAATCTTTTTGGTGCTGGGGGGGCGGCTAATGGTGTTGTAATAGCACAACAAGCAGCGACTGGGACAAGCCTAACAACAAATCTTTCTAATGTGAAATACTATGCCGACACACTAATCAATAATAACAATCTTAACACTATTGGCGTCCCTCTACCACAGACAACTAATCAGCGTCTAACCCTTACTAATTTAGGTTTGACGAATACGAACGCTTGGACGGATTACGGAAGTTTGGTTGGCTTCAGCGGATTTACCGCCTTTGGTAGAGATAGTAATGGGTTTATATGGTTGGCGGATGCGGCTGGGTCAATTCAAGTTTGGGACAGCACAATCACTACACTCCAATATTCATTATCGGTTAGTGGTGCTTCCCAGATAGTAAATGTCTTCTACTTACAAGGCGGTTATATGTGGATTGGAGGTAATTTTACTACTATAATAGATGCTAATGGGGTTAATCCTCAATCCCAATATAGTATTACGAGGGTTAGTGTCTCCTCTTATCTTTTTGACCCTATATTTGACAGCGTGAGTGGAGTTGCTGGGGTTCAAAGTGGAACAGATGTCTTTGCTATAGCAGATATAAATGGAAGTATTGGTATTGGCGGTAATTTTAATCAAAAGAGTAATGGGGCAATCCCTTTTAGTAATATAGCGGAAATAACCAACCCTTATGGTTCTGGTGGATTTCAAAATTACAACGAGTTTCAAGGTGGGACAGATGCGAGGGTTTATGCGATATACAACGACACCGCAAATGGACGCACCTATATTGGAGGGGATTTTACGCAAGTTTCCTTTAATTCTGCTCCTTTTTCCGCTAATTATTGTGCTTATTTTGATATCCCTTTGGGTAGCACTTGGTTTCAAGTGGCGAATAATCTAATCAACGCCTCTGTTTATACAATCAAACCTACCTCCTATTCTCAAATCTTACTAACTGGTGTTTTTACTACTGGTATGGGTATTACTAATGATTACAGCGTATATATAGACAGCACAACCCCTAACACTTATAGTGATACAAACTTTAATATGGGTGGCGTTGTTCCAGATTATCGGCAAGGATTTTATAACGGAAGTTATAATGTTTTGATTGGGTTTGACAATACATTTTATATCAGTAATAGTAATGGGGTATGGACTTCGTTGGGACAAACTGGGGTGGGTGCGACAACTGGTATTGACGAATGGAATGGTTTTTACAAGGTAATAGGAAGTGGATATTCTTATATCCGCTCAAATTTAACCCTACCTCATTCTTGTATATTTACTGGAACTTTCAAAAACGACGGAACTATTTACGGCAATTACACAATCGTTCCAAGGAATGTATCACAGCAATTTATAGGCGACGACAACAATTCGTTTTGGTCTATTATCGGTCAAGGGGTCGGGACTTTCAGTTAAAAACGCCATATTTATACATTTAAATTGTTGACTAAATCTTATTGATAATATGAATTGTAAAATTGTAATACTAAAATATTAATTTAAATATATTTATTAATATTTTATTATGAGTTTAATTAAGATTTCGCGAAATATTTTTCAAACATGGGGAATTAAAGATTTTTGCTTCGCCCTTCGCTTCTCTTAAAAAAAACTTTTTCTAATGGTATATTATATTACTATGGCCAATACCAGATTTAATTATGACGATTGTAGAACAATGAAAAGGTTACAACAACAGACAGACCCAGGCCGCTGGATATTAAATGTGCCTGGTAATGGTGCGGACCCTTGCTACATAGAAGACCCTCAAATCATTATCCAAAAATGGGGCGCGAATTTAAGGACAAATACAATTAATTTAGAAAGCGAATTGCGAGGTGTCAGTAAGCCCTTAAGTCGTGATTGTTTAGGAAAAGATGAATATAAAAATTACAATGTCAGCAATGAAGCTATAAAATACCCGACTTGTAATAATTTGTTTACTGACCAGTCGAGAGCGACCAATCCGGCTTGGTGGTATCGTGACGTAGAGCAAACCGACTGGTATTATCCTCCTTTAAATCCTCAAGAAAACACTTGTATGCCTTTTCAAAATAATCTAAATACGCGAGTTTTAGAAAAAGATTATTTTACGCCAAAGAGAGATTGTGTGATTAATGAAACGAACAATTATTTGCCGGCGAGCTATAATTTGATTCGAGGTGGTTATGTAGCGGGACCGACCACGTGTACACAAACAAATTCTTGCGCATCGGCGAAGAAAGCATAAAAATTCAAAATGAAAAATAATAACCTGATAACATTATTTAGATTATTATTTAAAGGTTAAAAATATTAAAAATATAATAGTTAATATATATAATATGGAATTAGCAATCCCTTTAATAGCATTAGGTGGTATGTATATAGTATCAAATCAAACACCATCAAAATCGTGCGATACTGAAAAAGGAAAACCACAAAAAATAAATCAAGAGAATTTTACGAGTATGGGTGTAAATCGAAATTATTTACCAAATACAAATACTCCTCCCCAGAATTTTCCGGTTTCAAATATAAATCAATTAGTCGATACAGTTCAAGAATATCAAAACCCAAATGCGGCGACAGATAAGTATTTCGACCAAAATGCCTATCAACAAAGAGTCCGCAATAACGCGCCCGTTGGCCAAAACCCGCAACAAATTTATTCTATGACTGGAAATTATTTAGATTCAGAGCAATTTAAGCACAATAATATGGTGCCTTTTAACGGCGGCAAAGTAAAGGGAAACACATATGATGTCAATATTGCGGAGTCAGTTTTAGATAATATGATTGGTTCCGGTTCTCAAACTATCAAGAAAATAGAACAAGCGCCGTTATTCAAGCCGGAAGATAATATGCAGTGGGCTTATGGAGCGCCAAATAACAGTGATTTTTACCAATCCCGTGTGAATCCTGGTATGAAAAATAATAATATTAAACCATTTGACAGTGTTATGGTTGGTCCGGGTCTTGATAAAGGTTATAATAGTGTAAATGGAACAGGTGGTTACAATTCAGGAATGGAGGCGCGTGACAAATGGTTGCCTTATACTGTTGACCAAATGAGAGTTGCGACAAATCCCAAATTGGAGTATGAGTTGACGAATCTCGAAGGTCCTGCGAATTCTTATATTAAGAATGCGGCATCGACTGAAACGATGGGTCGTGTAGAAAAACAAAGACCAGATACATTTTTTATCAATACACAAGACCGTTGGCTAACCACAACCGGTGCCGAAAAGGGTGAAACATTGAGATCCATTCAGGAAATGGGAATAGTCAGACGTAATGATATTGTCACGGACTATATGGGTCCTGCTGGGGCGGCAGATAGAAAAGCGGCTTATGCTCCTGAAAATTTTGAGAAGAGTAAGCGTCAAGAATCGATGACAACAAGTGTCAATCACTCGTCGGCACAGCGTCGTGGTCCGTGCACAGATACTGATAATTTTTTACGCAGTCACACAAATTACGAAAATAATAGGACTACTATGAGACAACCTGAAACCCATAGAAGCGGATTTAGTGGCGCAATTGGCGCTGTTATTTCTCCTATAATGGATATGTTTAGACCAACTCGTAAGGACGAGACGATACACAATTTGCGTATTTATGGTGAAGCTGCTCCAGCTGTTCCCAAAAGTTATGTTTATAATCCAAGCGACGCAACAACGACGACAATTAAAGAAACGACATTGTATGCGCCAACATTTAACATTAATAACCAAAAAGAGGGTATGTATGTTAATAATGCGATTCCAGGTGAAATGACCCAAAGAGATACTACAAGTTGTAGTTATATTGGCACGTCTGGTGGTGCGGCGACTGGGTTCGGTGATATGAATTATTCAGCAGCTTATAATCAACATAATAATGACATTAAATCGTCTACTGTTAATAATCGACCTAACCAAGGTGGAACTCAAATCTTTAACCAGCAAATGAATTTGACTACTATTAAGAGTGATAGTGACCGATTTGCTGGCCGAGTAAATCCGGCGATATCAGTGACACCATTGCCACCGTCGGCACAAACATATGGTCAAATTAGTGTGCCGCAATATTACAATGAGTGTGCAGGTTGCGACCGTATTCAGCCAGACATTTTGAACGCTTTTAGAAGTAATCCTTATACACATTCTCTGACGACATCTGTATAAAACGAATCAAAGGACAATTTATTAAAGTGTTCGCGACTTGTCTTCAAGAAACCTACATTTAAACTTTTCACTCATCCATTTTTTATTCACAAAATCATAATTTACATTGAATTTTGTATGGATTATATTACCTTTTCCAACATTTAAAATTGGTTTTAATGAATATATGTCAATCAGATCTCTAACATCCAATTTATAACTATTTTTCTTACTTACACAAATACTCCACGGTTTCATACATTGACAAAAAATATGTTGAGGTATCTTCATTTCAATTATATAAAAATATATCAAAATATATGTTTATATTGGTTTCATAAATGTTTTTTTGGATTTTTATATATTAATTACGTTATATTAAAATATAAAAACACTCAATGAAATATAGTAATCACATTTATGTTAAATATTCATCAAAATATAAAGGATAAATTGGAATTTTTTTATTCCAGTCATAAAATCCCCAATTTGCTTTTTCACGGGACAACCGGTAGTGGAAAACGAACAATTGTGAACGAATTTATACACAAAATTTATGATAATGATAGAGATAAAATTAAATCATTTGTTATGTACGTGAATTGTTCGCACGGCAAAGGTATCAAGTTCATTAGAGATGAGTTGAAATTCTTTGCAAAGACACATATTAATTCAAATAGCGGCAATACTTTTAAAAGTATCGTATTATTAAACGCTGATAAATTGACGATGGACGCGCAATCCGCGCTACGTAGATGTATTGAGCTTTTTAGTCATAATACGCGGTTTTTTATTGTTGCCGAAGACAAATACAATTTGATGAAGCCAATATTGTCGCGATTTTGCGAAATTTATGTGCCTGAGCCGGTGATAAATGGCGCAATTGTTAATTTATACAAACACAACTTGAATAATTTATTTAATATGAAGGACGTGAAAGCGGCGCGATTGGAAGCATTGAAGAAGGAGTTATTGAAAACAGTAAATAAAAAAATAACGATTGACAAGTTGATGGGGCTTTGTGCGAAATTGTATGAAAAAGGATATAGTGGTTTAGATATAATTCAGTTATTGGAGAATCACAAGTTTTTAGAAACGTCGCTCTCCGTGGAAAAACGATATGAATTGTTAATTGCTTTTAACCGTGTGCGAAAGGAATTTAGAAATGAGAAATTGTTGATATTGTTTATTTTGAATTTTGTTTTTTTGAGCTCAGAATTGTCTTTGGAAAATATCAGTTTTATGTAAAAATAATGTTAATATATTATATAAATGGAGTGGGCACCACCAATTAAAACGCTAAGTTATTATGATATAACAGGAGAACCTGCGGTTGAAGATCAATATCCTCCTGATTGTCCAATTTGTAGTGAACGTTTATATAATCCAAAATTATTTCCGTCAGAAATAACAACTTGTCATCATAGATTTCATAGAGGGTGTTTATTTAGTTGGTGTGACAATAAGGCTGGAAATACTTTACAAGCGTGTAGATGTCCTACTTGTAATAAAATATTTAATTGTAACACACAGTTACAAGATTTAACGCCGCAAGTCAACATGAGATTAGAAGAATTACTGCAACAAGCAGTTGTAGAAGATCCGTCGCACTATGATTATATAAAATGTCTTTGGATTGGTAATTCTGATAAATCTTTTTTATTATTGGTAAATAAAAATGGTACTCTACCAGGAAATAAAATTGGCAGCAAAAAAGATATGGATGCTGTACCATTATATACTAAGGATGGTGAAAACTATTTTCAAACAACTACTGTGAAAGAAGCAGAAGAAAAAGCAAAAAGAGAAAATGGTTCATTCGTTTTGGACACAAGTGATTACGCAAAAGGGTTTGCTTATTATTTATTTTCAAATAATGTGAGTGATATTTTTATTAGAATGTTTAGAGGTACACTTCCTAATGTATACAATCCACCAGATGATTCTATGATTTTTTATGATAGAATACCAAGAGATTCTATAAAACCACAACCCCCCTTAGATACTCGGAAATTTGGCGAACCTTTAAATAAACAAAACAATAGTTACTTAATGGTTCGTGGGGATGGTTTTTTTTCTCCTTTTGTTGATTGTAATGGAGCTGAAGTGGGACCAGATGATTATTTAGTTGTTTCTAAAAAAACCGCAGATGCTAATAAATTATTTATTGGAAAAAGCAAAAATTATACAACTTCTTATGGTACTCTTAAATGGAATGCTTCTCCTGAAGAATATGTAAATCAAGCAGAAAAAATGGCACAAGCTGGATTTACTAAACCACCGAAATTTCCCATTAGAGAGTATAACATTTATGTAGAAAGACCTAAAGATTCATCTTGTTCAATAATGGGTGGTAAAAAACGTAAAAAAACTTTAAATAAAAGAAGAACAACACTAAAAAGGTCTAAAAAATTATCAAATAAAAAGAGGAAACAAAGAAAAACTAAAAGAAGAAGACAATAATATCTTTAGAAAATATCAGTTTTTATTTTATAAATGTAAATTTTATAAAGATATAATATAAATGCCAGTGGTATATTCACCAATACAACAAACACAAATCGACCAATCAAATTATCCACAATACGGTATTACCAAACCAAATGAGAGTGAATATTCATATTTTAAAGTTGACTTTGATCCACTTAAATATTGTGGAGGACATAGAAATATGGCTAAAACGGATTATTTGTTTGTATCTACAACTGGTGATTTAAAAGATGCTACATTTTTTGGAAAAGTAGAAAATTATAAATATAGTTTTATTGGAAGCGGAGGTGGTTACGAGAGTGTTAATTGGATAGGTTCGGAAGAAGATATAACAAAATTTAATGTTCCAGATTTTCGTGGTGTTGTAGGAAAACCAAGCTTACCATATTTTTTTGGTGTAAATGAAGTTTATAACCCCCTTAGATTTTTTGTAGAAAGACCAAAGGATGAAGCCAAAACTGCTACTTGCTTTCAAAGCGTTAAAAGGTTTTTTACTGGTAGCGGAACCAAAAGACGTCGTAAAAATAAAAGAAAATCTTCAAATAAAAAGAGAAAACAAAGAAAAACTAAAAGAAGAAGACATTAATTCTTTATTTTATTTTATTTTATTTTATAATTAGTTTAAAAAAATAAAATATAAAACAGCTATTTAGTAATTATGGATGATTTTAACGTAAGTTCGCTTCACGAATCGAAGAATGAATGGGGTGCCAGATTGATTACCATTTTGACGCCGCTAATTATTGACGGCTACAAGTCTATTTTAGACGAAGCCATAAAACTATGCAAGGACAATGGTGAAATGGACAAATATTTAATGACATTTCAAAATTTCATTTCGAGAATCCCCAAATGGAATCAAACAATTATTGAAACAGAGCGTAAAAGAATTTGCGAGAAATCTGGATGTTCTTATTTAGAAGATTTAGTCACTTGTGTTCACATTATTCAATTGAAAATTCTCACTGCTATGCGTGTAGGACAGAAACAAAAGAAGGTCGATATTAAGGTCCCCAAGTTAGACGATTTTGTTCATAAGACGTATATAAATGTAGCGCGCAAAATATATAAAAATGTGTATTTATTTGAAATCAATATTCCACCTTTAAACATTCAAAAGAACCACAGAGAGTTAGAAATTATTGTACAAGAATGTATTTTAAACACACTAAGAGAGAGTATTCCAGTTGAAGCAATTTTGAAGGCGTATATGGATGAAACCATTGAAGAAGATGTTGTTGAAGAAATTAAAGAGCAAATTATAGAGCAACCGCAAAAGCAAGAGCAGAAGCAAGAGCAAGTCGTAGAAACACCTACTACTCCTGCTACTAATAAGGTTGGTTTTAATGATATTGATTATGTTGCCAGTAGTGACGGGAAATTTCAAAACGTTGTAGTACCAAAAACATTTGAAAATTTAGATTATATTAGCAATATGAGAGCCGAGCAAAGAAAGCTTGATGAAGCAAATGATTCCGATGACGATAACATTAAAATAAATATTTCGGATGAATTTGTAAGTCCAGAATCTTTAGGTCTATTATCCATCGAAGAACCAAAAATGGATTTATTGCCAGATTTATTGCTAGACGAAATTGAAGTTTTAGAATAAATTTATTAAATTATAAAATATAAAAAAATATTTATAATTTGCGTAAAAAGATAAATAATATATACAATAAGTATTTTAAATGGATAACATATTTATTATAGCAGCAATCATATCTGTTATTTTTGTCATAGCAAAATTTATTGAAATGCGATTTATTGAAAAGGAGGCGAAACCGTTGAAGTTTTTAATTCGTGATGCCCTTTTAGTATATGTTAGTGTTATAATGGGTCATTTTATTTTGAGTCAATTGAAGCCGATGATTCAAGAAGGTGGTGCTATAAGTGCTCCCCAAGTTTTCACAGGTAATCCTGAATTTTAAATTAAATATTTCTTCGCCTTTTACTATTTTTCCTATTTCGTTTAGTATTCTTCCTATTTCGTTTAGTATTCTTCCTATTTCGTTTAGTATTTTTCCTTCGTCGTTTGTTTCCACCAATTTGATTACGTTTTTCGCATTCAGCGTGAATTTCATGTTCATTAATTTCAAATATTTTTCCATAAGTTAATTTTAATTCCTCGATTAAGTCGTGACAATTTAATTCTCCCCACTCTTTTATATACGCGTCAATCTCTTCGTTTATATCAAGTTTTGGATTTCTTAATACTTCATTACATATAGGACATCTTAATTTGGTTTTTATATTAATTTTTTCTAAATGCTCAAAACAATCTTTATGAAATTTATGACCGCATTTTGTTTTATATGTGTCTTCAGGAGAAATTTCTTCTAAACAAATTCTACAATTTTCCATTTTATATATAAATATAATATAAATATAATCATCACCATAAATAATTTGTTAACGACCCGTCCAAACCTTCACAATAGGCCTGGGTAATCTATTGTTTTTTACATCTTCTTCATAATTTTCGTATGTATAATTACTAAAATTTTGATACTTAAAAATATTTCCCAGTAGTGCCTTTTTTTTAGTAATAAAGGGGTAGTCGCTAAAAAAGATAACTCCAAATACACGTTCAAGGCAACATCTGTCTTTTCTGGAAAGAATAACACCTGTTAATTTTGTTAATTTATATTTTCTCTCTAAGTGCAATAAAAAATCGTGATTTATAAATGCTTGTGACCCGAAACATCCAAACCAATTGAAATTATCCATACCAAGTACTCTGTTATTCAATGTCAATTTGTTTACAAGCTCTGTAGAATTGTTTAAAACGTCGATAATTTCTACTGAATTGCTTATGCGTTCATTATCAGAATGAAAATACCATAATGGCAATACATTAAGACCAATTAATTTTTCAAAATTGACGCGAGTATGAAAAAATACGCTGTCGTGTATAATGACAGCATTGTCAAAATATTTGTTTTTTATAAAATAATAATAAGGAAGCAATTCGCCGCGACCAGGAAATTCAGATTCAATAACCTCAATATTCTCATAATTATAAAAAGATATAACAAGATCTTTATTGCTATTATCATCAATGATGACAATTTTTCTATATGGATAAAATCGCCGAAGGCATTGAATACAATTATTCCAATATTTATTGGTTAATTCCGAATTAACGTGTCTTGTAATAATAAAACCAAAATCATTCATTAATAATATACATTATAATATTAATGAAAAAGTTACTAATTATGAAATAAAAAATCTAAAACAAAATAGGTATTTTGTCAATATCTATAATATCATTTGGTACATTTCCTTTAAAATTAGCATATGCCTTAAATTCCGGCCTTTCCAATTGAGCTTGTGGAGTGTGATTATGAACACATCGAGCAATCATTTTATACAATTTGAAATCAGGATATCTGTCTTGTCCGTTATTTTTATATAACATATTAATACCCTTATCATCGAGACACCATTCTACTACCAGACGCTGAACGGGGTCGCATTTGCTAAGGTCTTTAATATCGGACATATCTTCGACAACATAATCGAAAATAGAGCAAGCAAGTCGACACAAATCGAAACTGAAGTTGGGCTCCAATCGCGGCTTCTTCTCGTTAAAATATGGCTCAGTATTGTATTGCGTGGCGGCATCGTTGCCAATTTGGAAACTATCACTGCAAAATAATTTACCATTGTATTTGTAAATGCTTCTGCCGAAATCGATGATTTTATAGATTCTGCCAAAAGTTGGCACCTTATAAATGTGTTTTTTGTAACAATAATAAAGAAATTTTTTCTCTGTGTAATTATACATTACATTATTTGAATGTAAATCATTGTGAGTAAAAGAAAATGTCTTTTGATAGGTTATTAAAATCATTATTATTTGCATAAAAGCGGAAAACCATTCTTCTTCTTTTAAATCGGATGATAATATTAAATCATCAAATGTATTTTCACAATACTCCATACAAATAACTTGAACTGGGAATTGCGGTATAATTGCATTTATAACCTCTTCTTCTTCGAAACTGTCGTCGTCGTCTTCTTCTGCGTTTGACTCTTCGTCTTCTACTGCGTTTGATTCTTCATCTTCCCATTGCGTATCGTCGGCTTCTTCGCTTTGCTCTTCATTTACTTCTTCTAACTCATTTTCTTCTTCTAACTCATTTTGCTCTTCGCTTTGCATAACTGTTTCTAAAAGTGGATCTAAAAGTTGGTTAGTTTCGCCATCAACTGTATAAGATGTTCTTGAAGAACAAGTTGAGTTTGATTTTAATGTAACTTTATTGTCGCTATCATTTGTCAAATTTGAATTGGTTATATCAATTAGTTCAGAATAATTACCTTTTAAGTCTTCCAAATTCACTATTGTATTATCGTCAGTAAACATATCTTCAAAAACTTCATTATCAAACGATTTAATAGACATATTTGATTTTAACGATAAATTATGTTCTATTTTTAGTGGTTTTAATTTGGTATCTTCATTTTGAAACTGAAATAAATGTTCATAATCATCAATTTTAAATAGAACATTCTTGTTTTTATTAAAAAAATCTGAATTATTCAAATAATCTATATCATCACAAACATTTAATGTGAAATTATTTTTAATAGCTAAAAAAGAGCCATAATAATCTACACCGTGTTGGAAATTATGTTCACTAATAAGATTACTTGAGAGAAATAAAAATAAACCATCAACATATGCCGAATTATTTAAATCCAGCAATTTACTATTACAATATGTTTCATCTGAATTAATTGATGGTAGATTCAATATTTTATCATCGTTATTGTATTTTCCGATTAGATATTTAAACGGATCTAACAATGGAGCCATCTTGAAAAATAGATCCTTGTCTTTTGTTTTTGAATTGTTGTTTATATTTTTAATACGACAATTATACAACTTACTGTCTTTACTACATTCATCATCATCATTTACTGACGAAATATACCATTTGTGATTCAAGTTTACATTATTGTAATTGGTTTCATTCAAGTCCAAAAATCTTTTATAAATTGGTATATAATTTTGTGTTTTAGAGAGAAACAAAGATGATGGTTTCTCTAAACTTTTAAAAAGTTCTGTGTTCTTCCTTTTCTGATAATTTACGTTTATCATTATTAGGTATTTAATATATAAATTATATGAGTTTTTAACTTATTATTCTTTGAAAGTATTTTCTCTCTTAATATCAAATTAAAAACTATATTAAGAGAGAAATCAATTGCGTTTTATATTGTATTTAAAATTTTATACATTATAATATATGACACTTGAATTAAAAAAATTTGATATGAAAAGTATTAGTTTTAAGCCCAATGAAAACAAAGGTCCTGTCGTTGTATTAATCGGAAAGCGTGACACAGGTAAATCTTTTTTGGTAAGAGATCTACTTTTTTATCAACAAGAAATACCAATTGGCACTGTTATTGCTGGAACAGAAGAAGGTAACGGATTTTATGGCAAAATGGTGCCCAAATTGTTCGTCCATAATGAATACAATACGGCGATTATTGAAAACATTTTGAAACGACAGCGCACTGTGTTGAAACAAATCAAAAAGGAGATGGAAACTTATAAACGCAGCACTATTGATCCTCGAGCCTTTGTCATTTTAGATGACTGCTTATATGATGCGACTTGGACGCGTGATAAAATGATGCGGTTACTCTTTATGAACGGGAGACATTGGAAGGTGATGCTAGTCATCACAATGCAATATCCGCTCGGCATTCCGCCCACACTGAGAACCAATATAGATTATGTTTTTATTCTTCGAGAAAATTACATCGCAAATAGAAAAAGAATATATGAGAATTATGCCGGTATGTTTCCAACATTTGAGGCCTTTTGTCAAGTGATGGACCAATGTACCGAAAATTATGAGTGCTTGGTGATAAATAATAACTCGAAATCCAATAAGCTACACGACCAAGTGTTCTGGTATAAAGCAGACGGTCACGGTGACTTCAGATTAGGGTCAAAAGAGTTCTGGGAATTGTCGAAGGGACTCAAAGATGAAGACGAAGAGGAACAATATGACCCAAATTCGGTTAAAAAACGCGGCGCAGGACAGAAAATCAGTGTCAAAAAGGCGAATAAGTGGTAGAAAGTAAGCAGTGCTTTTACAAAATCTGCTTTTCAAATATATAAGCGGTTATAACAACTTTAAGAGTATCCTATTATAAAGTATATAATAAGATGCAAGAACTTAACATCGTAGAACTCATAGAGAAAAACCCTATCTCTAAACTATCAAACGCTTATAATAACAAATTAATAAATAAAATCAAGGATAATTTCACTGATTTTGAATCACAATTATTTGTAAGTAGTTTTTATTGCTACTTAAATTATGATAAAAATATAGATTTTGTAGTTGATTTAGATGATATATGGAAATGGTTAGGTTTTCAACAAAAATATAATTCTATAAGAATGTTAGAAAAACATTTTAAATTAAATATAGATTACAAAACCGCTCCTCAAGTTGGAAGAGCAACTTCAACTAACACAAATCTTGCTCACGCAACTTCGGGAACAGTTTCTGAACAAGAACCTACTGTCAAACAAAATGGCGGACATAACAAACAAACAATATTATTAACCATTAAATGTTTCAAGTCATTATGTTTAAAAGCTCAAACAAAAAAGGCGGGTGAAATTCACGAATATTATATGAAAATGGAAGAAGTTTTACATCAAATTGTAGAAGAAGAAACGGATGAATTAAGACTCCAGTTAGAGCAAAAAGAAAATATTATTTTGGAAAATAATATTACAATTAAAAATTCTAAAAAGGAAAAACAAAAGGCTGTAGAGCAAGCAATAATAGTTCATTTTCCATTGAATACAGAATGTATATATTTTGGAACAATCGACAATACAAATGAAGAAAATGAGAAACTAATAAAATTTGGACACACAAATGACTTGGCAACAAGACTACAAGACCATCGTAAAAAATACAACAATTTTGTTTTGGTAGAGGCGTTTAGAGTTCAAAATAAAGTGGAAATTGAAAATCTAATCAAGACATATCCAAAAATCAAAAGACAGATTCGTACACTTGAGCTAAATGGGAAAAATAAAACTGAAATAATTGCTTATGATGCCACAAATTTTACTATTGATAAATTAACTAAACATATCAAGGACATTATTCATTCTAAAACCTACAGCATAGATAATTTTAATAGAATAATGAAATTAAATGAAGACTTAGAAAATGAAAACAGAAAACTAAAAGAAAAAAATAAATCTCAAGAATCGTTAATCATTGAAAAAAGTATTGAAATTACTCATTTAAAGGAGTTATTAGAAAAAAATAAAACAATAATTGACACTGTTAATAATGAAAATCAATCTGTATATCAAAATATATTATTACCAGAGGATGAACTGAATAAAAAATTCACTGATTTTGTAAATAGTATTTGTATTGTACGCACAGACGTAGAAGATTTATCCGTAAATATTGAAGGACGTTATCGTTTATGGAGTCAAGTTAAGCCCGCAAAGGAAATATTTCACGCACTTAAAAATTATTTGGATATAAGATTTAAACCAAAACGTATTGGAGGAAATCACGGCTATATTGGTATTAAATTAAAACCAGTCGAGTATAAAAAGTCAAAGGAAAACTCGAATGCTGAGACATTTATATTTCAAGTATGTCAATTTTCTGATTGCGGAAAAGTATTAAATTCGGTTTTATTGAGAGAATATCAAAAATGGAAGATTTCTGTTGATAAAGAATTGTCTGAAAATGATATGAAAGAAATCAAAGAATATTTAAATGAATCTCCTTATGCTTTAAAAGCAACCGTATGGACTGATGAAGGTAACAATGAAGGATATTATGGATTATCTATTAAGCAAAATGAATATAAACCAAAACTAATTTCCTCTACTGGTAAAAAAGTGTATAAGAGAGAAGAAAAAACAGACATATTACTTGCTACGTGGGATACAATCGCAAAAGCTGCCGAATCAGAAAGCATATCGGCGGCGAAAATGAGCCGATGTGTTAAAAATAAAATTATAATAGACGATTATTATTATAGTGTTATTTAATTCTTTCTTTTATGTCTCATTGTTTTTCTCTTTGGTTTCTTTTTGCGTAAAGTTTTATTTTTACCTTGAGAAAGCATTTTTATACAATCGTGGCAACTTAACGAACCTTTCGCTAAATCTAACGCAGTCTTACCAGTTTTGGTGTTAATAGACTTGTCTGCTCCGTAATCTAATAGAAGACGAAGTTTGGCAAGCTGTTTAGTCTTAGCCTTTTTATCTATTTCTCCTAAATTAGCAATTTTGTGAAGAGCCGTTAAACCATTTTTATCTTGTATATTTGGGTCAGCGTTATGAGTTAATAGAAATTTCATTCCTTCTAAAGTTCCATACATAGTCTCAAACATTAGAGCAGTATTTGTGCTTAAACCATTATCAAATAGGACATTAATATCTGTTATAGTTCCGTCATTCAACATCTTTTTCATAAGAGGAATATTCCCTTGATTCTGAACGAATTTTTGTATAT